AATTAATCCTGCTGTAGCTACATGGTCAACGCAGGCAGGTCAAAATACTAATTGGGGTGTACAATGATAAGTTTTGGACAATGGTTGCCAGATCAACCAGAAACAGCAAACAAAGGCGTTATACAGGCAAAAAATTGCATTCCTTCCGCTGATGGCTATAGATCATTTAATGGTCTTTCACCTTATTCTGGTGTAGCAACTAATAAAATTTTAGGTGCATACGCTTCAAAAGATTTTGATGACAATACAGCTATTTATGCAGGAGATAGTGGCAAAATTTACAAGTTTAATTCTGCTGATAGTTCATTAACCGATATATCTAAATCTGGTGGATATTCAACTGGCGCAGGAAATAAATGGCGATTTACGCAATTTGGTGAAAGAGTAATTGCTACAAATTATAATGATAATATTCAAAAAATAACTTCTAACGCTTCTGGACTTTATTCTGATTTATCAGCAGATGCTCCAAAAGCAAAATACATTGCGACTATCAGGGATTTTGTAATGGTAGGAAATACGAATGATGGCGTAGATGGAAATGTATCAAACAGGGTTAGATGGTCTGGTTTGGGCAATGACACTTCTTGGGCAGTTTCTGCTACAACATTATCTGATTTTCAAGATCTTTACGGCTATGGAAAAGTGCAGGGTATTGTAGGCGGTGAATATGGAACAATACTTTGTGAGCGTGGAATATTTAGATGTACTTTTGTTGGTTCACCATTAGTCTGGCAATTTGATGCTGTTGAAACTCAAAGAGGTTGTGCAGTAGATGGTTCTGTAACAGCCATTGGAAATAATGTGTTTTATTTATCAGATGATGGCTTTTATATGTTTGATGGTAATGGCTCTAAAAATATTGGCGCAGAAAGAGTTAATAGATGGTTTTATGAGCAATTTAATGTGGCTTATAAAGAAGATTTAACCTGCGCTTCAGATCCGCAAAACCAGATAGTTTTATGGTCTTTTACAAGCAATGATTCTACAACAAGTACACCAGATAAAATATTGGTTTATAATTATGCTGTTGATAAATGGTCTTACTTGGAAGTGGCTTGCGATTTATTAGTACCGCTTTTTTCTACAGGCTACACATTAGAACAGTTAGATAACATTTCATCCAGTATTGATACGCTTCCATCGTCATTAGATAGTGCAGTTTATAAAGGCGGTTCATATTTCTTTGGCGCGGTAAAAGATAAAAAGATACAGACTTTTGGCGGTGCAACTTTAGAAGGTGAAATAATATCTGGTGAACAGGAATTGTCTAAAGGCAAGCACACAATGGTTAATAAAGTATTTCCTATTCATAGTGGCGGAACACCTACAGTAAGCGTTGCATCTAGAGATAATACGCAAGACAGTGTAAGTTTTACAACTGCTTCCAGTGTTAATTCTGTAGGCTTTGCACCTATAAGATCTAGAGGAAAATATCACAGGGCAAAAATAAATATTACAGGCAGTTGGAATGAATTACAGGGATTAGATTTTGAAGTAAATGCATTAGGAATGCGTTAATGGCAAATTTTAATTTTAGGAAATTGCCTTTTATGGGCGGTACTGCCAGACAAATTAGTGAAGTAGTAAACAATCTAGTAGAAGGAAAAATCAACGCTACTGGAACTGTAACTTTAACAAACAGCGCAACCAGTACAGTAGTATCTGATTTAAGAGCAAGTGCTGACAGTGTTATTATTTTTATGCCAAAAAGTTCTGCTTCAGCTACAGAATTATATGGCGGTACTATGTATGTTTCTGCGCAGGCAAAACAAACTTTTACTATAACTCATGCTAACAATTCTAATACCAGACTTTTCTCATATATAATTTTAGGATAACCATGAAAAAAAAATTGACTGCTAGGCAAGAGCAAGCGCTTGCCAGACATAGTGTGCATCATACAAACAAACATATGACAGAAATGAAACGCCTTATGCGAGCAGGAAAAACATTTACTCAGTCACATAAATTAGCAATGAGAAAGGTAGGCACTTAATGTCATTGTATAGAAATATTCATGCAAAAAGACAAAGAATAAAACAAGGATCTGGTGAAAAAATGTTAAATAAAAATAACAAAAATGCACCGACTGATGCGCAATTTGAAAAAGCTAAATTAACTGCAAAAAAACCAAAAAACAAAAAGAAAAATAGAATTTTAAATTATACATGATTGTCAGTAAAAAAGACCCTCTTAAATTAGGTGTTGAATATTTAAGATGCGCTGAATTTTTAAGACCTGCAATTGACATTCATAAGACACATTCTCTTTTAGATATTTTTGGAATGCTAGTAAGCGGACACGCTTTTTTAGTGGCTCTTAAAGACAGTGCAGGAATTTTAGAAATTGTTAGATACCCAAAATACAAATCATGCAGGATTTGGTTGGCAGGTGGCAAGATGGATGAATTGTTAGATATTTATCCAAAAATACAGATATGGGCAAAACGTAAAGGCTGTAAAAAAATCGAAATATTAGGAAGAAAAGGATGGGAAAAAGTGTTTCAAGATCACAAAAAAGAAGCCGTAGTGCTGACAAAGGAGTTATAAAATGAGTTTAGGCGGAAGTAATCCAACATCGCAAACAACTATTACGCAACCCCCTGCATATGCAAAGCCATATTTAGAAAGCATATTAGGGCAGGCAAGTAATATTTATAATCAGGGTCAATCAGCTTATTATCCAAGTTCAACTGTTGCAGGCGCATCACCAGAAACGCAGACAGCTTTATCTGCCATTAGAGATACAGCAATGGCAGGCAATCCAATGACAAAGCCATTAACTGACTTGGCTACGTCTACTTTAAAAGGGGATTTTTTGTCAGCTGACAATCCATATCTTCAAGGTGCGATTGCAAATGCTACAAACCCTATGATTGAAAATTTCAATACTTCAGTCGCGCCATCTATTGACAGCCAGTTTGCAGGATCTGGTAGGTTTGGTTCTGGTCTTTATGCACAGTCAAGAAACAGGGCAGAAGATACTTTAACTGATAGCATGGCGGATACAGGGCAGGATATTGCTTATAGAAATTATGCGAATGAGAGGGCAATACAATCTGGTTTATTAAATCAGGCAGATGCTTTGTCAGCAATTCCATATCAAGATTACAATGTACTGGCAGGAGTTGGTAAAGAGCGTGAAGCCTATGATCAGGCTGATATTAATGATGCAGTAAGACGTTACAGCGCAGAACAATCTAATCCATTTGCATTTCTAAATGAGTATGCAGATTTAATTAATAAAGGCACTTTTGGAAGTGAAGTTGTACAGCCTGTCAGCAGTGACAAAACAGGGCAATTATTATCTACCTTAATAATGCTTGGTAATATTGGTTCTGGCAACCCAATGAGTTTTTTAAATCCATTTAATTAGGAAAATTAATTATGTCAAATATGTTAGATAACCTTGCTGAAATTATTAAGATATTGCCTTTTTTAAATTCTGGGGAAAATAGCAAACCTAAACCAAACGTAATTACGCCACCACCAAAGCCATCTTCTTCTTCATTAAGTGATGGGATGTTTGATCCAACTTTGCTAAATCAATTAGATTTTGCTCCAAATCCATTGCCAAAACCACAATTTAGTAACATTCAAACGCCTGTATCAAAACCATTTTATGAAGCACCGCCTATGACTATGAGCGACAGATTAAAAGGTATTGGAAGCGGTTTATTAGGTGGTGCTATGTCTTTTGTAGACCCACAAAACCAACAGCAAAGAATGGCTAATTTAAGATTTGCTTCAAAACTTGCAGAATTATCCAGACCGCAGGTTGGTGTTTTGAATCAGGGGCGTGGCGCAACAATAGGTAATATTGGTGAAGCTATGCAAGATTATACTGGCGCATATGAAAAAGATATTAGGCAGGCAGGTGATCAATTTTTTGAAGTTTTGCCTGATGGTACAGTAGTGCCTATTGGTGGTGTAGATGCTGATGCAGGAATATCTAAAACACAAATTAGTCAGGAAGCAAGTTTAAGAAAAGAATTTATGCAAGCCAGTAAAGAATTTATCAAAATTAATTCTTCAATAAATAAAATTAGAGTAAGTGCAAATGGAACTGCTTCTGGTGATATGTCAATGATATTTGCATATATGAAAGTATTAGATCCAACT